TCCTGCATGTCGATCGGCTCTGCCCACTTGCTTACCAGGATCGGGATGACGCGGTGCCGCTCGCACCCCTGCCGCTGCACATCCTCGGGCAACGTGCGTTGATGCCCCGGGCATTCGCACGACCATGCTCCGCCGCGCTCGGGCGTTGCGTGCGCGCAGGACCGGCAGGTCGGCGCGGGCGCCGCCGTGCCGTGGCAGTGCGCGTGGAACGGGCAGAACTTGCACTCCCACCACGCCGGGTCGGTACTCAGGCCCGTCGGCGGCTCGGCCGCGAACACAATCGCGGCTGCGCGCTCCATCAGCCGGTCGAACTCCGCGCGATCGAAGTCGAATCGTTCGAGGTGGATCGTGTCATCGTCCTTGCACACGAAAGCGAACGCGATCCGGTCGAGATCCATCAACCCAGCGTAGACGGTGCCCTGTGCGTGATACTTCGGATAGGTCTTGCGGAACCCGGCGCGCAGCATCTCGCCCAGCTTCTTGGCCTTGACGGTTTTCACGTCGAACACGTGCGGCGTGGCGGGCGCTTCCGGCAAGCCCAGCACCACCGCATCCAGATGCCCGGCCCCGTGCCCGCCGCAGAACTCGACGCGGAACTGCCGGCCGTCGGCCTGGCGGTCCCACACCTGCATGCCTGCGGATCGCATCTCGTCGAGAAGTCGCGCTTCCTCGCGGTGGCCGGTGTCGAACAGGCGCAGCATCCGACCGTCGAATGACTCCGATCCGACCCAGCGGAACCCGTACCAGAGACGACGCGCGCACGGGTCGCCGAGTGCAGATGCGCCCAGGTACGGACGCGACTGCTCTTGGGCTGCGCGCTGCTCGTGCAGGCCGTAGATGGCCCGCGCGAGCGTGTGCTGCGGTTGCGGCAGCTCGGCCATGCTCAGGCGGCCTGCCGCTTCCAGGGGGGCGCGACCGGCGCGGCGGCAGCGGGAGCCGGCGCTGCAGGCGTGGGCGCAGCGCCCTCGGCAGCCTCGAAGCCCGTGCACTCGTTGCTGTCGCCGTACTGCCCGGTGGTGTCCTTGCGGACCTTCACCCGCACACGGATCACCTTGCCGTGCACCTGCGCTGTGTCCTGAAGTTGCAGCACGCCAGCGGCGTGGCACAGCGCCGAGAGTTGCGCCTGGCCGATGCGCTCGGCTTCGGGCGACGGGTTCGAGACGTTGATGCGCGCGAACAGCTTGCGGCCCGAGAACTCGCCGTCCACCACCTGCAGGTGGAACACGGCCACCGTGCCACCGCGCTGGGTGATCTTCACCTCGCTGTCGGTGATCGTGCACAGATACGTGCCGGCCGGGATCGGCGTGAACGACGCCTGCGGCGCGACGGCGGTTGCGTTGAAGGAAAGTTCGGCCATGTGTCAGGCTCCTTGGGTTTCGGCGGCGTCTGCCGCGCTGGTGTTGGCTGCGGGTGCAGCGAAGGATGCGGCCGCAACACCTTTGCCCATCGCGGCCATCAGCGCGGCCCAGGACAACGGCAGTTCGTGCGGCAGGTTGTATCGGTTCTTGGCCAGATAGGCCGGGCGCTCGCTTGTGTACATCACGCGCTCGCCAGTCGAGACGCCGCGCGTCACCTTCTTGTTAAATCCCACGTCGGTGGCCGTCGTGAACATCTTGTAGTTCGCGAACAGCACGGCGTCGCACCACTCTTGCAGAAGCTGAGAGCTGCGCTCTTGCAGCTTCGGCATGTAGCGATCGAACGGCTCCACCTCCGGAGAGTCGAACCGTTTGACCTGCGTATGCGCGAGCAGGATCACGGCCATGCCGCGCTCGTTGCGCAGCGCGTTCAGACCGTCGAGCAGACCGCGCCAGTACTCGGCGGCGATGATCGCGCCCTTGCCGTATGCGATGTCTTGCGCGCTGTGCTTGGCGTTGATCGCGGCCCAGATCAACTGGTCCGCCCAGTCGATGGTGTCGATCACCACCGTGCGGAAGTCGTGCGCCTCGTTGTAGAGCACGCCGATCGCATCGACCACGTCCTGGTGCGACGTGGCCAGCGGGAACCGCGCGACGCCGAGTTCATCTGCGCCGTCTTCGGTCTGGATGAAGATCGGAGCGTCAGCGCTTGCGCCGAACGTGGATTTGCCCACGCCGTGACTCGAATACAGCATGATGCGCGGCGCGCGTACTGCCTGCCCGCGCGAGATGGATTTGAGGTTGATGCTCATGCGTAGACCCTTATGCGGAGCACGCCAGCGGCGTGGCACAGCGCCGAGAGTTGCGCCTGGCCGATGCGCTCGGCTTCGGGCGACGGGTTCGAGACGTTGATGCGCGCGAACAGCTTGCGGCCCGAGAACTCGCCGTCCACCACCTGCAGGTGGAACACGGCCACCGTGCCACCGCGCTGGGTGATCTTCACCTCGCTGTCGGTGATCGTGCACAGATACGTGCCGGCCGGGATCGGCGTGAACGACGCCTGCGGCGCGACGGCGGTTGCGTTGAAGGAAAGTTCGGCCATGTGTCAGGCTCCTTGGGTTTCGGCGGCGTCTGCCGCGCTGGTGTTGGCTGCGGGTGCAGCGAAGGATGCGGCCGCAACACCTTTGCCCATCGCGGCCATCAGCGCGGCCCAGGACAACGGCAGTTCGTGCGGCAGGTTGTATCGGTTCTTGGCCAGATAGGCCGGGCGCTCGCTTGTGTACATCACGCGCTCGCCAGTCGAGACGCCGCGCGTCACCTTCTTGTTAAATCCCACGTCGGTGGCCGTCGTGAACATCTTGTAGTTCGCGAACAGCACGGCGTCGCACCACTCTTGCAGAAGCTGAGAGCTGCGCTCTTGCAGCTTCGGCATGTAGCGATCGAACGGCTCCACCTCCGGAGAGTCGAACCGTTTGACCTGCGTATGCGCGAGCAGGATCACGGCCATGCCGCGCTCGTTGCGCAGCGCGTTCAGACCGTCGAGCAGACCGCGCCAGTACTCGGCGGCGATGATCGCGCCCTTGCCGTATGCGATGTCTTGCGCGCTGTGCTTGGCGTTGATCGCGGCCCAGATCAACTGGTCCGCCCAGTCGATGGTGTCGATCACCACCGTGCGGAAGTCGTGCGCCTCGTTGTAGAGCACGCCGATCGCATCGACCACGTCCTGGTGCGACGTGGCCAGCGGGAACCGCGCGACGCCGAGTTCATCTGCGCCGTCTTCGGTCTGGATGAAGATCGGAGCGTCGGCGCTTGCGCCGAATGTGGATTTGCCCACGCCGTGACTCGAATACAGCATGATGCGCGGCGCGCGCACCGCCTGACCGCGCGAGATGGATTTGAGGTTGATGCTCATGCGTAGACCCTTATGCGGTTGTTTCTGATCTGGACAGGATCGGCTTCGCCATCACGCCACCTTCACCGTGATGGCCGACTTCGCCTTTTTGGCGGTGATCGCCATCGCGACCACCGCATAGACGGCCGGCTGGTTCTCTTTCAACCAGCGCAGGCCCTTCGTGTCCAGCCGCACGGACTCCTCGAACATGATCGGCCGCAGCGTCTCGGGCACGCGGTCCATCACCTGCCGCCACACCTGCGCGTCCACCGTGCGGCTGATCTTGCTGGTGATCGTGAGCTTCGATCCGTTGGGCAGCTCGTGCGTCGCGCTGCCTTCCTCGGGCTCGCCCAGCGCGGCGATGATCTCGTCCTCGATCGCGACGCGACGCGCGTTCGCTGCGGACTCGTCGCGCTTGGCGGTGATCCAGTCGGCCACCATCTCGGCGGCGGTGCGTGCGCGCGGCACGCTGTTCAATACGGCGCTCATGCGCTGTCTCCTTGAAGTTGGCCCGGCAACCGGCCGGGCAGCGGGAATGCGGGGCGGGCGCGGTGCGCCAGCGTGTTGTCGATCACGCTGGCCAGCACGCGATCCCATGCGAGCGCGACCGTCGTTGGCAGTCGGCCGGCGGCGTCCTCGGCGCGCAGCGCGGCGAACAGCGCCGCCATCCGCCCGTCGTCCAGATCGGTGGACTGCGCGGATCGGCCGTAGCTGTAGATCCCATCGATGACCAGCTCGACCAGTTGCGCGGGCGCGGCCTCGGCGATCTCCGCGCGCAGCGCGTCCTCGCGGGCCTGCTCGGGGTCTACGAGGTCGATGCGTACCGGCGCGTTCATGCCAGCACCCCAAACGCCCACTTCAGCACCGCGACGATGCAAACGCCGACAGCAGCGCCGGCCAGTGCGAGGATGTTGCCGGCGTCCATCTGAAGGCGGTTCATCACAACACCCCCGCGATCAGGGCCGCGACGATCCCAACCAGCACCAGCGCGCAGCCGATGCCGACGAGCTTGTCCAGCTTGCCGGCGCGGTGCGCGCGCTCGAGCCCGGCGTATGAGGCGTGAGGCCCGAAAGCCTCGTGCAGCGTTCGGGCCGTGCGCAGGCCCTTGTGGGTCGCGTTCTTGCCGACGATCGTGTTCATGCCGCACCCCACACGAACAGGGCCAGCACGAGCAGCAGCAGGCCCAGCGGGTAAGCCAGCGCGAGAATGAGCGCGCGTTGCGCGTTGCGCTCGTCGTCGCGGGCCTGATCGAAGTGCTGGATGTCCATCACGCCACCTCCGCCGCGGCATGCGCCCAGATCTCGGCGTGCGCTTTAATCATCGCGATCGCGGCCCGATAATCTCGACCGTGCTCGCTGTCGCCGTGGGTGCTCTCGACAGCAGCGCGGAACTCATCAAGAGTTCCGGAAAAGCAGCCGGCCGTGACTCGAACGCCGTCGGTTGTGACGACGGCAATCAGGTAATCAGCCCGCGAGCCGATCGGGCCAATTTGCATAACCGGCCTGCTGCCGACGAGGTTGGCCCCGCGGAGGTCGGCCCCGCGGAGGTCGGCCCAGCGGAGGTCGGCCCCGCGGAGGTTGGCCCCGCGGAGGTCGGCCCCGCCGAGGTCGGCCCCGCCGAGGTTGGCCCCGCCGAGGTTGGCCCCGCCGAGGTTGGCCCAGCGGAGGTCGGCCCCGCCGAGGTTGGCCCCGCCGAGGTTGGCCCCGCCGAGGTTGGCCCAGCGGAGGTCGGCCCAGCGGAGGTCGGCCTCGCCGAGGTCGGCCCCGCCGAGGTCGGCCCCGCGGAGGTTGGCCCCGCGGAGGTCGGCCCAGCGGAGGTCGGCCCCGCCTTGCACAGCCGCCGCGACCACTTCGAGTACCGACTCGCCATCGCCGGCGTACAGCACATCGCCGGTGCTCCGGTGCCTGATCTCGATCCTCGCCATCGTGTTCTCCGGCCCCTGCCGGCGGATGCCGGGTGCGTGGGGCGATGGGATGAGTTTAAGCACACTGCAAGCGCAATGCAAGCGGCATTTAAGCGCACTGCGTCGCGCATGCGAAAAAAATCCCGCGCGGGGCGGGATCGTGTGAATTGTGCCGGGGTAGTCCGTGCACATCAGGTAGAGATGGTCGAGGGCGTTGCAATCTGCGTTGCAGTGTGCTTCAATGTAGGCATGAACGAAGAAGCAAATCGCGTGATTGACGCACTCGGCGGCACGGGGGCGGTGGCTAGGATGTGCGAGGTCAACGATTCCGCCGTCTCACAGTGGAGGCTCGGCGGCATCCCTCGCGCCCGTTTGATGTACCTGCGGGCGATTCGCCCGGACGTGTTCGGCCAGAAGCGCCGCAAACCGGCGAAGGTCAACCCAGAACCCGCCCGCGCCGAATGACCACGAACACCGCGCGCAGTCGGTTTGCAGGCCCCCGCTTCCCTTGGTGGGTGGGTGCCGGTGCCGTTAATGATGAGCGGCAAGCCAGCGCCCGGCTGGCAACTGCGCAACCGGGCACTTTTTCTCTCGGTGTCTCTCCTGTCCCGGTCTGCAAGGCCGGTTCCAGCTCTCCGCGAGCTGGCTTTTTCGAGCGCATCGCTAGCGACCTCGTGTCGGCCGACTCCCCCGCTGCGGGCGAGCCGGCGGTGCGCTCGGCAAAGCACATTTTCTGAGCCGACGATGGGAGTCGTTGTCATGGGTCACAGTCTCAGTGCAGCCGAGTGGATACCGGAAGCAACGGGTGGAACGCACTCGCAATCCGCACTTTTTTGGTGCGATGTCGTCGTGCGCGACTTATCAACAGCACGCATCCGCGCACTTGAAGCCGAATTGAATCGACTCAAGGGGGCGGCATGAGCACGCGCCAGCAGATCCTGAAGGCCGCCCGCGCGCACGACACGATCACGACGACCATGCTGCGCAGCATGCTCGCGGTGCGTTGGTCTGGCATCCCGGTGATGCTGCACGACATGTGCGCGAAAGGCGAACTGGTGCGCGTTGGCACCGGGCGCTACACGACGCCAGAGAAGGCCGAGCAGGTCCGCGCCTGGGAATCGACGGGCGAGGCTGCGCAGCGAGTGCTCGTCATGCTCGCCGCGCAGAAGCGCACGCGCACCGAGTGCTACGACGCAGCTGCCGAACTGGTCGGCAAAGAGGGCGCGCGGGCCGTCATGCAGCGACTCGTGCGCGACAGCCTCGTGTGCCTGACGAATCAGCACTACACGATCACTCCGCGCGGGCTGAAACGCGTGCCGCGTGGGCCGATCGTCATTGCGCCGATGCGACCGTATGTGCCGTCTGCGGCCCCGCCGCGCAGGGCTGGGTCGATGGCGCATCTGACGTTGCCGAGCGTGTTTTCGGGTGCGCCGGCGTGATGTCCTCGGTCACGCCGATCGACGCTGCGCGTTCTCCGCTGTCATTCGCGCGCCGATACGCCCGCCTGGGCTGGCACGTGATGCCGCTTTGGTGGGGCGAGCAAGGCGACGACGGGGCGTGGCGGTGCGCGTGCGGACACGAATGCAAGTCGCCTGCTAAACATCCAATCAGTGCGGCAGCGCCTCGCGGACAGGACTCCGCGACAACGGACGCCGTCACGATCGAGCGCTGGTTCACGAAATGGCCCCGCGCGAACATCGGAATCGTTCTTGCGCCATCTGGTTTGGTCGCCATCGACATTGATCCGCGCAATGGCGGGATCGACACCATTGCGGAGATCGAGGCGCGAAACGGCCCGCTCGAATCGGACGTGCTGCAGTTCACCGGCGGAGGCGGTGAGCACCGCGTGTTCGCGGCCCCCCCGGGGCAGGCCCTGAGCCTGCCGGGCAAGCTCGGGCCGGGCGTGGACGTCAAGCACAACGGATACATCGTCGCCGAGCCCAGCGTGCACCTGTCTGGCCGCTGCTACGCGTTCGAGGCCAGCAGCGACCCGCTCGAAGGCGCGGTGCCGTCGCCGCTGCCCGACTGGATTCGCGACCTCGCCCAGCGCTCCAGTGCGCCGGCCGAACCGACGACGGCGCCCGCGCGGCGCCCACTGGCCGAGTCGGAGGTGCAAGAGATCCGCCGCGCGCTGCCGCTGATTCCTGCGGACGATCGAGACACATGGCTGGCGGTCGGGATGGCCCTGCACAACGATGTGGGCGGCCAGCTTGGCTATGACCTGTGGGCGCAGTGGTCGGAGCGATCGCCCAAGTTCGATCCGGTCGATCAGATGCGGGTCTGGCGCTCGTTTCGCCGTAGGCCGATGGGCGAGGCGGTGCAACTGCCTACGATCTTCAAGCTGGCTTACGACAACGGGCTGCGCGCGGCCGATGAACCGGCGCAGCGCGCGCCGGTCGAGCTTATTGGCGGGCTGACCGCTGACGATGTGGAGCGCCTGACGCGCGACGCGCGAATCACCGTCGTGAGCGGGGCCCAGGTGGGCGCGCGCGCCATGCCGGTGACGACGCTCAATGAGATCGTCGCCTGGTGCACCGAGTCGGCGGCGCAGACACACGTGCTGGCCAGCCAGGCGGCAGCGCTTGCCGTGATGTCGGCGTGCGCATCGCGCCGGTACGTGTCCGAGCACGGCGATCCCGCGCATCTGTTTATCGGCGTGATGGCACCCACCGTCAGCCAGGTGCGCTATGCGCTGCACGCCGTCGAGACGCATCTGATGCAGGCCGGCCTGCGCTCCATGGTGCGCGGCCAGCGCTTCACCAGTCCGGCACAACTGTACGCCTCGATCCTGCGCAACCCATCGACCGCATACCTGTCGGACGACTGGGGCGATCAACTGCGGTTCGCCCGCCGCCAGCCGAGCGGGCTACTCGAGCAGGCGCTATCCATTTTGTCTGGCCGTGTGTACGCCGGTCAGACCATCGCGCTGGACAACTGGGCGGAACTCGGCCTGAAGCCCGATCGCGCGCAATCGCACCAGCCCACCCTGTACCGACCGTCCATGACGCTGCTTGCCACCGTGGCGCAGCAGCAGATGGCGGGCCTGTTTCGCAAGTCGGAGTTTGCCCGTGGCGCGCTCGACTCCATGTTGCTGGTGCCGGCCATCGACGCGGACTGGACCGATAGACCGGCCGGCCGCGTGCCCGAACTGCCCGCGGCGGCACTTGAGGTGATGCGCGCGCTGCGCGGTTTCGAGCCCGGGCAGACCGAACCGGCGATGGACCAAATGATGAACAGCCTTGCGCTTCAGGAGCCTACGCCGATCGTCGTGCGCTTCGCGGCCGACATCCAGTCGGTCGAGCGCCTCTGGATCGAGCGAGCGTCTCGCATGCCACTATCTGCGCGCGCACTGGCCATGGGGGCGCGCAAGACCATGCGCCGGATGTGCACGGCGATGGCCGCATGGGCGAATCCGCGCGAGCCGATCGTGTCACCGGAGATCCTGTCCTGGTGCAACGCATTCGTTGGCGAATGCCTGCAAGTGGCGATGGCCGAGTTCGAGCTGCTCGGAGCCGACGACGACGACAAGCCCGACGCCTACCAGTACCTGCTCGACGTCATTACGCGCTGCGGACCCATGGGAACGCCAAAGCGCGATCTCCCGCGTCTGTGCAAGCAGTACCGCAAGCTCGATCAGGAGGCGCGCGGCAAGTTGTTGGATACAATGGTGTCAGACCACGCGATCTACACCGTGCCCACGATGTCGGGCCGCGGGCTCAACTACGTGGCGAGCCGATTCGTTCTGGAAGAGGCGCGGGCATGATGAGCGCTCAAGTGCTCGCCCAATGCTCGACCGCAGTGCGTCGAGCGCAAAACCCGCGCCTGGCGCGGGTTTCGGTCGAAAGCTCGACCGCTCGACGCCAAAAAAACTTTTCCTCGAACGCGACCTTTTTCCTTAAGAGAAAAAAATTCTCTATTGGTCGAGCGGTCGAGCGGTCGAGCGCAGCGGAAACCCGCGCCAGTGGCCGATCGAGCGCTCAAGGGGGTCAAAAAAAGCGGTCGAGCGCAGTCGAGCGTTCGCCGCACTGCAACAAAACAAGACGACGGCAGGGGAGAGCATGAATCTGACCCAGGATCAGCAGATGGTTTGCGATGCGATCGTGGAGTTCGCGACTGGCGCATCTCGCAGCGCGGCGTCGGTGGCCACGCTGGCGGGCTACGCAGGCGTGGGCAAGACGACCGTGGTGGCCCATGCGGTCGCGGCGTTGCCGGTGGAAATGCGCGTGGTGGTGGCTGCGCCCACGCACAAGGCGGTGGCCGTGCTGCGCGAAAAGCTCGACGGTCAGCCGGTGGAGTTCGCCACCATCCACAGTCTTCTGGGGTTGCGACTGAAAGAGACCGACGACGGCGGGCACAAGATCGAGCCCGAGGGCGATGCGTCTTTGCACTCCTTCGATTTCGCGGTGGTGGACGAGTGCTCGATGATCGGAGAGGCGATATTCGCCTCGGTGCTGTCGCACCGCGGATCGTGCCGGGTGCTGTTCGTTGGCGACCCCGCGCAGTTGCCACCCGTGGAAGCCGCGCCGGGCGCGGTGTCGCCCGCGTTCGGCGTGCACGTTCCTTTGCACTGGAAGCTCACCGAGGTGGTCAGGCAGGCGCGCGAGAACCCCATCATCCGAGTGGCGACCGTGGCGCGCGAGCGAATCGCCGAGCAGCGCGAGTTCTCCTTGCGCGACGTCACCGATGCCACCGGGCCGGGCGACGAATCGTTTCTGGGCGTGTACGCGGGATCCGACTGGCAGGTGGCCGATATGACGGCTGACGCCATCCAGGCGGGGATCGAAGTGCGCGCCTTGGCGTTCGACAACAACACCGTGCAGCGCGTCAACCAGATGGTGCACGGCATCCTGCACCCCGGAGCGCGCCCGTGGGTGGTCGGCGCGCCGGTCATCGCACAGCAGCCCTTCTCTATGTCCACGGGGCGCCTGTCCAAGCGCATCCACGTGCAGAACAGTGAGCTTCTGAACATCGAGGCTGTGGAGCAAGAAGGTCATCCAGACGAGCCGCATCGAGCGGCGTGGCGGATTCGCCTGAAGCGTGGCGATGGATCGCAGGGCGACGTATACGTGGTTTGTGACGAGCGCGCGCTGCAAGCTGACATCGGCAGCGCATTCAACGAGCATCGCCGCGCCAAGCTCGCCGCTGGTCAGGCCACATCCACGTCGGACTCTGGCCGACTGCGCGAGCAGGCGCGCGAGGCATCCAATCGCGGATGGGCTCTGCGCAACCGCTATGCGCCGATCCGGCTGGCGTATGCGATGACGGTGCACAAGAGCCAGGGATCGACATTCGATGCGACCGTGATCGCGTGGCAGTCGTTCCAGCGGTGCCGCGACATTGGCCAGCGCTCCCGCCTGGCATACGTGGCACTCACCCGCACATCGAAGTTCACCGCGATCGTTGCATGATGATCGCGAGCGAACTGCGCGACGGCCCGGTGATCGAGTTGCGCCTTCTGTGGCCGCCGTCCGTGAACTCCATCTGGCGCAACGTCGTCGTCAACAAGCGGCCGCGCACGCTGCTGTCGAAGGCCGGTCGCGACTGGTTCGCGATTGCCGCAGGGCAGGTGATGCAGCAACGTGCAGGTGTTCGCATCCTCGGTCGGGCCGCGGTGGACCTGACGCTGCACGCACCGGACCGCAGGGCTATCGACATCGACAACCGCGCGAAAGCCGTCCTCGACGCGTTGACGAAAGGCGGACTGTGGCACGACGACGGCCAAGCGGACGTGCTGACGGTACGCAGGGCAGAGGTCGTGCGCGGTGGGCTTGCGGTCGTTCGCGTGCAGGAGATTGGCGTATGACCGCAACCGACGATGACACAATTCCCGACCGAGGCGACCCGGTGATGATGCTTGGCGGCCAGTTCAAGGGCCAGCGCGGGACCATGCTGCGCCGGAGCGGATCGGGCGCGAAGGTGGCATTGCACTCGCCCGCGCATGTCGTCGTGCAGACCATCGACGGCCAGTGGTGGGCCGTGCCGCCCGAGCGGATGATGCCGATCACGCCCGTGCACCCGCTCATGCGGTTCGTGGCGAGGCGGACATGATCGAAACCGTGCGCGTGACGGACGCGCGCGCCAGCGCACACCCGTGCATTTCTGGTCTGGAAGGTATGGAAGGTATGGAAGGAGTCCTATCCATGCGGGTTTCCGGGCTCCACACCTCGGCGGTCTGGTGTGGAAGGTGTGGAAGGTGCGCCCGATAAGCCTGCGCGACGTGATGCCCGATACCGCGGCCTTCGTCGACTTGATGCGCGAGGCTTTCGGCGCCGACGTGATCGACGCCTCGATCCGCGCCGGCTTGGCGGGCGAGACGACGTTCTGCGCGCAGGAAGCCGGCCGGACGGTGGGCGCCGTGGCACGCTGCCGGATGCCGATCGGCTGCACGTGTTCACCGAGTAGGAGTTCGACGACATGAGGGCGAGGCAATGAAGATCGAGGTCAAACAGGACCTGGAGCGCGTGCGTCGCGAGATCGGCGCAGTGCGCGAGCAGGTGCCGTTCGCTGCGGCCCTTGCCCTGACGCGCACCGCCCAGGGCGCCCAGGTGGCCGTGCGGCAGGAGATGATCCGGGTGTTCGATCGGCCGACGCCGTTCACCCTGGGCAGCACGTACATCCGGCCGGCCACGAAGGCGAAGCTCGAGGCCAACGTCTACTTGAAGACCGGCGGCAACAAGGAGGGCGGGAACGCGCAGGATCGTCTCGGCCACCAGGTGCTGGGCGGACAGCGGCGATTCAAGCGCATGGAGGGCGCCCTGCGCAACGCCGGCCTGCTGGGCAATGGGGAACAGGCCGTGCCGGGGAAAGCGGCCGACCTTGACGCCTACGGCAACATGAGTCGGGGTCAGATCACGCAGATCCTCGCGTGGTTCCAGGCGTTCCCGGAGGCCGGCTACAAGGCCAACAGCACGCAGGCCACGCGCGCCAAGCGTGCCGCCGGCAAGACGGGCAAGCGCTACGGCGTGCGGTTCTACTACAAGCGTGACCGGCCCGGCCGAGGCATCTACAAGGCCACGCAGACCGGGTTCGGCTCGGCCATCCAGCCGGTGCTGATGTTCGTGCGGCGGGCAACGTATCGCTCGCTGCTCGACATGCCGGGCGTCGTCGAGCGGACCGCGCGCGAGCAGTTCCCGCGCTGGTTCCGTGAGGCGCTGCAGTCTGCGATGAGGACCGCGCGATGAGCGTCGCGCTGCTCGCCAACGCATGCGGATGTGGCGTTCAAGGGTCCTTCCCCAAAGGCGCCCATGCGGGTAATGCGGAC